GAGAACCACGCACTGTGGCGTTTGAGCAAAGACAAACAATGGGTGTGGTGTTGTAGCTGCACCAAGTTCTTACCTTGGTCAATGATTTATACCGTCCTTGCATGGACAAGGGAGAAGCTATGAATGAGTTGATTGAAAAAGACGACACCATCAAGAACTATGTTCCCATTGGAAGCATTGAATTGAAGTTGGCTGTGGCAAGGGCAGAGGGCTACGCCATTCGGGTTGATGAAACAAGGTGTCACCACGTTGTTGATGGGACAGTTGTTACCAGCGTAGATGAGAGCAAGCCAAAATACTATTACTACTCCGATGACCCAAAATATCAACCCAATCGCTTGCTTCCAATGCTTAACCCATACCGTATTGCAATGGAGTTTTATTTGAAGGAGAAGCTATGACATTTGAACATTGGTGGAAGAATAGTTTTGAATGGAGGTTTGGTACACGCTGGCTTGAGCCTATAGCCAAACAGTTTGCGGCGGCGGGATGGAATGCTGCGCTTAGGGAGAAGATATGACACAAGATGAAATTATTGAGATGGCGAAAGAGATTGCGGTGCAGTACGGTAAGTCTGAGCGTTTTCAGACTTGGACACACGATTTCATGATGCAACGCCTGATGGAGTTGGTGACCGTCAGTGCAGCGGCAGAGCGTGAAGCCTGTGCAAAGGTGTGCGAGGATTTGCCAGCACCCGACATATACAGCAACACAGACATGTCAATGTGGGATGTAACCTGCATGGATTGTGCTGATGCCATCAGAGCAAGGGGACAAGCATGAAACTATTCGGATATGTTTGGACAAAAGACAAACATGAACCTAAGTTTTTTTGGACTGAAGGGTCAGCCAAGGAAATACAAAAACAATTTGGCGGTGAAGTGGTGGCGGTCTACAAATGATTGACAAGCTCATTCTCAGCGCAGTGTTGGGTTTGGTGGGGTTCAATGGCCTATTCCCCGACCCGCCAAAACCCATTACACCTTGGCAGTTACAGGTGCAAGCAAAAGAGAAATCCATAAGCGAGATGTGCAACAGAAAGCCAAAGAGCAAAGCAGCAAAAGATTTGTGTAGAAGATGGAGGAAACACAATGGATAAAGAAGCAATTCAAAAAGCATGGAATCTAATGTCCATGCACAACAGCGAGCTATTGTTGGAGAACGAAGAGCTAAAGAAACGGCTTATGCGTAGGAGCTTGTGGTACGCAATTAAGAGGGCAATAAGGATTTGGCGGGGGAAAGAATGATTGAACAGATCAAAACATTTTTTGGGAAGTTGCGTGGCTTGCATGGGCAACGCAAAGTGATAGTAGAGCAGGGGTTACTTTGGAAATGCACCAAGTGTGGCTTAATTTTTTTAAACAAAAGAGAAGGAGAGAAGCATGGTAGTGAAAGAAATTGTTGAAAACGAGAACGGCACAATGACTGTCATTTGTGACTTTGAACCGGCAGAGATACGTGCTTGTGTTGAGGTTGGGTTTTTGAAGCTACTCAAAGACTACTTAGACGAACACGCACCATTCCATCAAGGGACTATAGATGCCAAGAAAGAGACGCCATGAGTATTGATTTTTTATCTACAAGAAACGGAATTGATGTTCAGTCTCAACGTTGTGCACAGTTGGTAGCCGCTGTTATTGCGCAAGCATTGAAAGATTTAACGCAAAAGCCAATTGCACAAGAGCGTAAGAACCGAATGAACATTGACCCTAATGCTATTCGCAGTGTTCGTTTCTTTAAGAGCGCACTTTTCTTACACTACGCATCATTAATAGGCATGGACGGTAGAGAGTTTTTAAACCGTGCCATACATGGAAAAATTTCTGCAAAACAGATGTCTGAAGCTGATGTTCGAGCTATGCGAGCAAGATTGCGTTGGCGGTGCAGTGCTGATGTCCCCCCGCACCCTACCCTTGAAGAGGACGTTGCAGATGAGGCGGCGTGGGTAGAAGAAGAACGTATAGCAGAGGAAAAAGCAGATGCGAAAAGAAAAGACGGCGACAGGAAGAGCGGTCAACATGCGGTTGACATCGACCGAGTACACGGAGTACATGAGGCTGGGCGGGATAAAGTGGATACGCAAGTTTCTACAACAAAGCGTAGAAATGCAAAGGCATCTTGAGCTTGAAAGTTATGACCCCAAAACCAAAGAAACCATCAAGCAAAACCTTAGATACCACGCCAAAAATCTTGAGTCAGGAGGAACTGACGAAGTGGTGGCCTTTCCACAGAGTAAATGGCAAATCGTTAGAGAACTTGCACAAAAAGCAGGTCGTTGAGCAAGTAGAGCAAGCACCTTTTTAACAACAGGAGAGAAACATGGCAAAGAAACTAAGCCGAGCAGAAAAAATTCGTCGTTACCTTACAGCAAACCCCGACATGGCATTGAAAGATGTTGCGGCCCGCTTTGATACAACATATCAGGTTGTGTACATGGTTAGGAAGAACATGCCCAAGAAGGTCATACTAACCGCAACCGAAGCAATGCTAGCCAATAAAACTGGCGTAACCACTGCGGAGTACGCAAAACAGAAAGTCAAAATACTTAGAGAACCCAAGATGACGCGCATTGCAATGTTTACAAGCAACACGCCGATCACAATGGAAGAACCAGTATCTGATCCAGTGGATCACCCTGCTCATTACAAGGTAGGCGGCATTGAGACCATCGACTTCATCGAAGCCAAGGAATTTAACTACAACATGGGTAACGCCGTGAAGTACATCAGCCGAGCCGAGCACAAAGGCGACAAGAAGCAAGACCTTGAGAAAGCTATTTGGTATCTCAACCGTGAACTCGCTAAAGCATGAACTTCCTAACGATCGACTTTGAGACTTACTACGACAAGGACTTCAGTCTGAGTAAGCTGACCACAGAGGAGTACGTCCGTGACGATCGCTTTGAAGTCATTGGCGTATCCGTCAAGGTTGGGGACGAGCCAGCACAATGGTTCAGCGGCACAAAGAGCGAGACCAAAGACTGGCTTGACCAGTTTGAAATGGAGAAGTACTTTGTTGTCGCCCACAACATGATGTTTGACGGTGCGATATTGGCGTGGTACTTCGGTATTCATCCGTTTGCGCTGATGGACACACTGGCTATGCTTCGTGCGGTTGATGGCACTGAGGTTGGCAACAGCTTGGCAAAAGCCGCCGAGCGGTACGGCGTAGGGAAGAAAGGCACTGAGGTTGTAGCGGCAATGGGTAAGCGCCGACGCGATTTCAGTGCTGATGACCTGCAACAGTATGGTGAGTACTGCAAGAACGACGTAGAGATTACGTATCAGCTCTTTGAGATTCTCCGCGCCAGCTTCAAGAACAAGGAGTTGCGCCTTATCGATTTGACCCTACGAATGTTCACCAAGCCAGCCCTACAACTGAACCTGCCACTGCTTGAGCAACACCTGATTGAAGTGGTAGACAAGAAGAAAGCACTGATTGCCGCCGCGAGTGCCGACAAAGACTCGCTGATGTCGAACCCCAAGTTTGCTGAAATGCTTGTGGACTTGGGCGTTGAGCCACCGACGAAGATAAGCCCGACCACAGGCAAGCTCACATTTGCCTTTGCAAAGAACGACGATGGGTTTAAGGCGTTGGCAGATCACCCTGACCTGCAAGTGCAAGCGTTAGTTGCCGCCCGATTGGGTAACAAAAGCACCTTGGAAGAGACACGGACTCAGAGGTTTATCGACATATCCAAGCGCGGTAGCCTCCCAGTCCCACTACGGTACTACGCTGCTCACACAGGCAGATGGGGTGGAGACGACAAGCTTAACCTTCAGAACCTGCCAAGGGGTAAGAAAGGTGCGCCCCCACCGAAGCTCAAGTGCGCCATTGTGCCGCCTGAGGGGTATGTATTGATCGACTCAGACTCATCGCAGATTGAAGCCCGTGTGCTGGCATGGCTGGCGGGTCAGAATGATTTGGTAGACGCTTTTGCTAACGGCGAGGATGTGTACCGCATCATGGCGGCAAAGATTTACCGCCGTCAGTATATTGAAAATGTAACTGAGGAAGAACGATTCGTTGGTAAGACAACCATCTTGGGTTGCGGCTATGGCATGGGTCACGTTAAGTTCCGTGCGCAGTTGCGAGCATTTGGGGTAGACCTGTCGGAAGAGTGGTGTAAGAAGGTATTGAGAACCTATCGGGATGAGTACTCTCATATACCCGCTCTATGGGAAGAAGCGCATGTATGCTTGGATGCTTTGGCAGATGAGAAGCTCAAGACTTCTGTATTTGGAAAGCAACCTCAAGCGGTAAACGTGCTCCCGGGAATAGGGTTTGATATGCCCAGTGGCTTGCCACTGAAGTACATGGACTTGAGACCCGATGCGGTTGACGAACGTGGGCGTAAGCAATACATTTACTCCACCCGCCGTGGCACTGTGCGTATCTATGGCGGTAAGGTTGTTGAGAATATCTGTCAGGCGTTGGCGCGGTGCGTGATCGGGGAGCAGATGCTTAGAGTTGCTGAACGCTACCAAGTTGTGCTGACTGTCCATGATGCTGTGGCTTGCATAGCTAGAGAAGAAGAGAAGGAAGAAGCCGCACGATATGTACAAGAGTGCATGCGATGGAGGCCGAAATGGGCGCAAAACCTGCCACTTGATTGCGAAGTTAAATACGGAGATAGCTATGGAACTACAACAAAATTCAAAGGCTAGTCAATGAGTTATACATGGTCGTACTCCAGCATCTCGCTGTTTCAGCAATGCCCCCGCAAGTATTACCACATGCGTGTGGCAAAAGATATTGTCGAACCACCCCAAGCGCATCTAGATTACGGTAAGGTGGTACACAAAGTCGCTGAAGATTACATCGGGGCCGGAACGCCGATTCCACCACAATACGCTTTCATACAACAGCACCTTGACCCCTTAAAGGAGATGCCCGGAGAGAAGTATTGTGAGTACGAGATGGCGCTGACCAAGGATTTTGAGCCATGCGAGTTCAACGCTAAGAATGCGTGGTTCCGTGGTATCGCTGACTTACTTATCATTAACGGCGACAAAGCACGTATCATTGATTACAAAACAGGCAGGAGCAGTCAGTATGCCGACACCAAGCAGTTGGAGTTGTTGTCGTTGCTGGTGTTCAAGCACTTCCCACAGGTCAAATCGATCAAGTGTGGGCTGATGTTTCTTGTCGCCCAAGACTTAGTCCGTGCCGAGTTCACCACTGAACAGCAACCTGAGGCTTGGCAGAGGTGGTTGCCTGAGATAGAGCGACTGGAGAAATCGTTTGAGACCGACATGTGGAATCCCAAACCCAACTTCACATGCCGCAAGTTTTGTGCAGTCATTGACTGCGAACACAATGGAAGGAAGTAATCATGCCGTACGTTAATAAACCCCGCCCATACAAAAAAGAGTACGAGCAGTATGACGGCACACCCGCCGTCAAAAAGAAACGAGCCGCACGAAACAAAGCCCGCGCCATGTTGGAGCGTGAAGGTGTTGTACACAAGGGTGACGGCAAAGATGTTGACCACAAGACGCCTCTCAGCAAGGGTGGCAAGACTGTGCGGTCTAACCTAAAAGCTAAACCCGCATCCGCAAATCGTTCTTATGCACGTAACAGCGACCGTTCGGTAAAGTAATGCACATCATTGACAACAAAATCTTGGTGGTTCGCACCAAGAACCCGAGCCGCATCATTGAGGCAATCGAGAAGAGCACCGCAATCGGTCAGGAAGACGATGTAACTGAGGTTGCAGTCAACTGGGGGTTGAAGGAGGCACAAGCTCTACGCAAACTTGGTATCAAGTCTGCACCATCGCCCATCGTGCGCGACTACGGGTGGCCCGGACTGTATAAGCCCATGAGCCATCAGAAAGAAACCGCATCGTTTCTGACTCTGCACCAGCGTGGCTTTTGTTTTAACGAGCAAGGTACAGGCAAGACAGCGTCAGCGATATGGGCGGCAGACTACCTACTGGAGCAGGGCGTTATAAATCGCGTGTTGGTCATATGCCCCCTATCCATCATGCAGTCCGCATGGCAAGCCGACTTGTTTAAGTTTGCTGTACACCGCAGTGTGAATGTAGCTTACGGCGACCGAGCCAAGCGCAAGCAGATCATCAATGGCATTTCTGAATTTATCATCATTAACTACGATGGCGTCGGTATCGTAAGAGACGAGATTAAGAATGGCGGCTTTGACCTCATCATCATAGACGAAGCAAACGCATACAAGAACTCCCGCACCGAGCGATTCAAGACATTGAAGCACATCATGTCGCCGACCACTTGGCTATGGATGATGACTGGCACACCTGCGGCGCAGTCCCCACTGGATGCGTATGGGCTAGCAAAAGCCTGCGTCCCCGCAAGAGCGCCAAGCATATATAGCATGTACAGAGATTCTGTGATGTATCAACTCACCCGATTCAAATGGATACCCAAACCGAATGCGGCGGAAATCGTGCATGATTTACTGCAACCAGCAATACGCTTTACCAAGAAAGAATGTCTTGACCTACCCGAGGTAACGCACACATCTCGCTTTGCCCCCTTGAGCGCACAACAGTTGAAATACTACAAGCAACTCAAGAAGGACTTTCTGATTGAAGCAGTGGGTGAAGAAGTGTCTGCGGTTAATGCGGCGGCTAACTTAAATAAGTTACTACAGATTGCATGTGGGGCTGTCTACACTGATACAAAGAACGTCATTGAATTTGATGTGTCGGCCCGCCTCAATGTATTGCAGGAAGTGATTGAGGAGTCAGCAAATAAAGTACTGATCTTCATCCCCTACACCCACGCCATAAACCTTGTCAAAGAGTTTATGGATAAGAACAACATCACTGCGGAGATAATAAATGGTAGTGTAAACGTCAACAAACGTACTGATATTTTCAAACGCTTCCAAGAAAACACGGAACCGAAAGTACTGCTAATCCAACCACAAGCGGCGGCACACGGGGTAACCCTAACTGCGGCTAATGTGGTGATATGGTACGCTCCAGTTACGTCCAGCGAAACCTACCTGCAAGCTAACGCACGGGTACACCGCCAAGGACAGAAGAATCCAGTAACAGTAGTGCACATCGAGGGTAGCCCCGTCGAAGCTAAGTTATATGAGATGCTTCAAAACAAACTGGAATCCCACGCAAAAATAATTGATTTGTACAAGAACGAAATTAATTCTTGACAAAGTCAACAAAGAGGGTATAATAAATACCCCGAGGCAGTAAAAACATAGAAGGAGAGAGATATGGATATACCCATAGAGCAGATAGTCTCTACGTATATTAAGTTACGTGATAAGCGTGACATGATGTACCAAGAGTTCAAAGAAAAAACCGCGCAACTAGAAGAGGACATGCAGACCCTCAAACATAAGCTATTGGAAATCTCCAAAGAGACTGGAGCAACTAGCTTTTCTTCTCCATCAGGCGTCGCCTACCGCACAGTCAAAAACCGTTACTGGACTAATGACTGGGCTAGTCTTTATCAATTTATGCAAGAGCATGGAGCGATGGGGCTATTGGAGAAACGCATCCACCAAACTAGTATGAAAGAGTTTTTGGATGAAAACCCCGAAGCACATCCACCCGGATTGCATGTAGATAGTGAATACGAAATCACAGTTCGTCGTAAGTAATTTTTTAACCACAGGAGTAACCATGAGCGAAATAGCTTTGTTCCAACAAGAAGTCCCCGCATACCTCAAACGTGCAGGACTTGATGACTTAACCAAGTCACTGGCTGGTAATACCGGCCTCAAGCGTATCTCTATCCGTGGCGGCGTGTTCCGCATGATGGTCAACGGTGAAGAGATCGCCAAGAACGAAGGTCGCGCAATGAATGTTGTGATCGTCAACGGCGGCAGAAACATTGCCCGTCAGTTTTATGCTGGCAAGTATGTAGCTGGCGAGTCGTCTGCACCTGATTGCTGGTCTAACGATGGCACTGCACCCGATGCGTCAGTCGAGGAACCTCAAGCCAAGACCTGCGAGGGCTGCCCCCAAAACATCAAGGGTTCAGGCCAAAACGATTCCCGTGCTTGTACATTCAAACAACGGCTGGCAGTTTTATTAGCCGACGATATTGACGGCGATGTATTTCAACTGGTATTGCCTGCCAAGTCAATCTTTGGTCGTGGCGATTTAGACAAGATGCCTTTCCAACAGTACGCCAAGTATGTCGGCGCTCAAGGCAAGAGCATCAATACCTTGGTGACTGAGCTTCGCCTCGATAGCGACAGTGATACGCCCAAGCTGACCTTTAAGCCTGTTAAATACTTGTCCGAGCAAGAGTGGGAAATAGCAAAAGAGAAAGGCGATAGCCCTGCCGCTCGCTCCGCAATAATGCAAACCGCCGCTGCTACTGACGAAGTAAAAGCAAGACCTGTTGTAAAGGTTGAGAGGGTTGAAGTTGAAGAAGTACCTGAGCCTGTAAAGCGTACATCCAAGAAGAATGTCGAGCCCATCCCTAAGAAGGACTTCAAGGATGTGATTAGTAGCTGGACTGACGACGAGTGACTATGAACAACCGTGGCTACATGTCAAGAATCATCCGAGCTAACTTAGAGGCAAGCACGGACAGCCCCGGCGTTGTGTTGGGTAGATTCTGCATTGCCAAAGAGATTCCGGTGAAAGATGTTTCTGAGTTCTTCAAAGTAAGCAGAATGACCATATACAAATGGTTTGTTGGTGAGTGGATACCCCGCAAGCACCATGCTTTGAAGATCGAAGAAACTCTTGAGCGGGCTAATTTCAGTTTGTAATCGAGCGGGGCATCCTAATACGGGGCGTTGTTATGCCTCTAGGATGCCCATCTTTTCGCAATGCAGGGGCGGCAATGACAGAATTGTTATCAGCAGTGCTTTCCCCACAGGGATGGTACTGCGTTGTAGGTCTGAAAAAGACTGGGTTGCCCAAACAGATATTTGTTCGGGAACTTGAAGAAGTTGAAAAAGAAGTCGCTGACTTACTGGCTAAAAACTACGATGTATATTTTGGTTGTGCAAAGTATGAGACTAACAAGACGCGATCGACTGACAATGTGCTGGCGATCAAAGCATTTTGGCTGGATATTGACTGCGGGGAAAACAAGCCCTATGCAACTCAAGCAGATGGCGTAGCCGCGCTCCAGTCTTTCTGCAAAACACTCGGCCTTCCAAAGCCGACGATGGTTAACTCCGGTCGCGGACTACATGTGTACTGGCCTTTGACTACTGAGGTAACCAGACAAGAGTGGACTCCTGTAGCCAAGCGGTTGAAGGCGCTGTGCCATGAGCATAAGCTGGAGGCCGACCCGAGCCGTACATCAGATGCAGCGTCCATACTGCGCATGCCGGACACGCTTAACTTCAAGGGCGAGCCGCCTTTAGATGTAACGGTCATTTGTCTTTCAAAGCCAATTGATTTTAAAGCGTTTAAAGCATGTCTTGGCGCAATATCTGATAACGCACCTGCGCACATACCCTCTCAGATCAACGATCTAACACGCGCTCTGATGGGTAACAAGCAACACAGGTTCAGTGTTATCACGGCAAAGAACGCCAAGGGCACAGGTTGTTTGCAGTTGGCAAAGCTTATTGGTGAGCAAGAGACTGCGGACGAGCCCAAGTGGAGGGCGACCTTATCCATACCAGCGTTCTGCGTAGACTCGGCAACTGCTATACATGCAGTATCGGAGAAACATCCTAGCTACACGCCTGAGGGGGTGGAAGAAAAGGTACAGAAGATCAGGGGGCCATACACCTGCGCTAAGTTTGAAGAGTTGATACCGGGAGGCTGCGACCACTGCCCCCACAAGGGTAAAATTACTTCCCCCATCGTGCTGGGCGCAGAGATCGCCGAGGCAACCGAAGAAGACAATACCGTCGAATATATAACTGAGGCAGCAGCTCCAGTCGTATATAAGATTCCTGAGTATCCGTTTCCATACTTTAGGGGTAAGAACGGCGGGGTCTATTTTAAGGCCAAGGATGAAGATGACGCCGTGCTGGTGTACGAGCATGATCTGTATGTGGTCAAGCGCCTCAAAGACCCGCAGAAAGGCGAAGTAATATGGATGCGACTCCATACTCCAAGGGACGGCATAAAAGAGTTTGCGCTACCGGCAGTTGACCTGTTGACTGCGGACAAGCTACGGGAAAAATTGGCGTGGTTCGGTGTTATCGGCATGAAGAAGCAGATGGATGCCATTATGGGCTACATCGTCAGATCAGTAAAAGAACTTCAATGCAGAGAAGGAGCAGAAATTATGAGGTCACAGTTTGGCTGGACAATCGACAACAAAGCATTTGTGGTCGGCGACACCGAGATCGGAGTCACAAGCGACAGCTACAGTCCGCCCTCTAGCTATACAGAGGAGTTGTCAGATTGGTTTATACCGATGGGGTCGCTGGAAGAGTGGAAGTCCGTAGTCAATGTGTACGACCGCCCCGGCTTTGAGCCTATGGCGTTTGGGTTTTTCACTGCATTTGGCGCACCGCTGATGAAGCACCTACACCTCAAAGGTGCAATCATCAACATGATTAACAACGAGTCCGGCACAGGTAAGACCACAGCAATCAAAGCCATGCACAGCGTCTACGGGCATCCTGAGGAAGTGATGTTGATTCAGCGTGACACTATGAACGTGCGGTTGCACAGGCTTGGGGTTATGAACAACCTTGGCTTGGGGTGCGATGAGATAACCAAAATGAGCGCAGATGATGTTAGCGACTTTGCCTATGCTGTTTCGCAGGGGCGAGGCCGTGGGCGTATGAAATCGAATGAGAACGCCGAGCGCATTAATAAAGCGAAGTGGCAAACCATCCTCTTGTGTAGCTCTAACGCTTCGATAGTGGACAAGCTCAAGACCTTGAAGTCCACCCCTGACGGTGAGTTGATGCGGGTTATTGAGTATGAAGTGCCCGAAACTAAGCTGCTGTCAAAGCAAGAAGCCGACGAGATATTCCCCAAGCTCTACTCCAACTACGGACATGCAGGGCGTATATACATCCGCGATCTTGTTGAGAATTTGGAAGAGCGCATCCGTGAGATCAAGGAGCTTCAAGTAATTATTGACAAGAAGATCAGCTTTACCAACCGTGAGCGATTTTGGTCGGGTGTAGCAGCATGCAATATTGCTGGTGCTTTATTTGCAAGACGCCTTGGGCTGATTGACATTGACGTTGGTCGTGTCTTCAAATGGATGCTTGCCGAGTTCTCGCAGATGCGGCAGGAGATCAAGCCCCCTGCAAGCAGCCACTCCAGCGTTGTTGGTGAGTTTTGGAACGAGCATCGCCGCAATACGCTGGTCATCAACGACGAGGTGGATAAACGCACGGGGGTCGAGATGTTGCCGATTGCCGAGCCGTTTGGTGAGCTTATTATCCGCATGGAGCCGGACACGCAGAAACTATTCATCGGGGCTAAAAAGTTCCGCAAGTGGTGTTCGGAGCATCAGATCACGCTCAAGGATATTCTCAACTCCCTGACTGCTCAAGGTGTCTATCTCGGCATGGTGAAAAAGCGCATGGCAAAAGGCACGAAGATTGGCGGCGTCCCAGCCGTTGATGCTCTTGTGTTTGACTGCTCTAAAGGCGACTTCCTTGACCCTGATGCGTACATAAACGCCGTGCAAGCCGACGACACTCAAGAAGATGCAAGTTAATGGAATCCCTTACAACATAACATGGCGCAAATTCCACATAGGTTGGTCATTCTTTGTTCCGTGTCTTCGTATTGAAGAAGGAAAAAAGGACATACGTGTTGTGGCAAAACGTCTAGGATTCAAGATTGCCATAAAGCCCGTGATCGAAAACGGTATTAAGGGCTTGCGTGTTTGGCGAATAAGGTAGTATGATTGGCAACAGGTGGTTGCCTCTCTCCGAAAACCCCTCTTTACCCCCGCCTATGTGCGGGGGTTTTTTTATTCATTCTTGCCAAAGACGCTATAGGGTTTGTACCTAAGTTTTGGTTCTACTTCCTCAATCATCTTAGGATTTGCCAACTGCACTCCTAAGTTTTCTGCAACAGCTTGGTTCTTGGCACGGTTTTTAAACGAGTCTTGAATAGTTTTGCCTGTAATTGCCAAGACTGGGTGGCGGTCGTTAAAGTCACTTATTTTGTCCAAGACGCTGTCGTATTCATCCGTGTCCCGTTCCATCCATAAACGATTAAGAAGAGCGTTCTTTTCAGTAAGTACTTTTTGTTCGTGCAACTTTGCATCAATGGCATTCTTCTGAGCTATTGCAAAGCGCTCAGGCTGTAAACCAATCGACTGTATCGCAATCTCCCACGCAGAGAAGTCCCCTGCCAACTCTATACCTCTACGGGTTCGCCCCTCTTCAGTGGCTATACGAGCACCGACCAATGGTTTTGCAGCAATCGCAGGAAGAAACTTTTCAAATGCACGTTCCAGTTGACCTTCTTTTGCCAAACTATATGCGTCTATAAAGTTCATACCTAAACCTACAACGGGGCCAGAGTTTGCAATTGCAGTCTCTAGAACACCTTGGCGCACATCGGGCGAGTACCTGCCATCGCGATACCAAAGATCTTTTAGGTCAAGGCTTACGCGCTCTGATAAAGCACCTCCTGATACTGCCGTACCAGCACCTCTAGCTAATATGGCTCCGGTAGCACCACCAAATGTTTCTTGCATATAGTTACGGAACCAGCTATGCCATTCAAATAAAGCTGGGTCTTCTTCGTCTTCCCCACCACCTGCAAACATAGCTACTATGGGGCCGAGCATAGAGAAGAACGGCATGGCTTCTATACCGCCATACAAGAACGTCATGCCTAGGATACCTGCCATACGGCGGCGAGCTTCTTTGTACAACTCTTGGCGTTGGCCTTCAATTTCGCCCATACGTTGTTTAACGATTGCATCTTTATCTGGATCAGTTTTAAGATCTTTCTCCAACTGCGCACGGAACTCTTTAAGTTCATTCTTAGAGAATGGCGCACCAATAGACAAATACAGATTACGCATTACTACATATGTAGCAAGCACCGCATACTGCTTGAACTTAGTCAGAATACTCATTAAAGGAGAAGTGAAGTACCGTGGCTTCATTTGTCGGCTAAAGTCGCCCAGTGTTTGTCCAGCTATTTCGCGGGACTCAGCAATAGCCGCTTCAAATGCTTCTTCTTTGGTGTACTTTATAGGTTGACCAGTTGTTTTATCCCGCTCTATTACCCCCTGTAAATCTGTCTTATCTGCATCACTAAACTTTTCATACGCAAGTTCAAAGGTTGTCATCAAGACAACTTCACGGTTCAAGCGCTCTGATTGGTGAAACAACCCTGACAACACCTTCTTTACATTATCAAAATTGCCGGTGTACAAACCAGATGGGCGTTCTGATAAATTGTTGATATCGTTTGTTAGAGAGATAGTGATATCACCGTCAGCTACAAATAAATCCGCCGCACGTTGAAGAATAGGTGAGAGCTTGCCACCTTCAACAATAGAGGGGAACTGCACCTCTAGAAATTTACCCGCTGCCATTGGAGCAAATGTTCTAGTCGGTGCAGTAGCTGTGTACTTACCTAAATTTTTCAGCATCAAAGCGTTTGACTTAGCGTACCCATATCGTGCGCCTATGTACGGCATAGCAATGGCGGTAGCACCAATGATGTTAAGCATTGCGGTGAACGGTGCTGACAACATGAAATAGAACGTAGCCTCAGATAGCCTACCCGCCGCCTTTGCTGCGGTGCTAGTGTCTTCAGTACTTAAAATAGTTTGGGTGCGTGCTTCTACTTCTTTTATGTAGTCGTCGTATATAGCTTGTCTTGCTGAAGGGAAGTTCTTAACGTACTCGCGGGCGTTTACCAAGTTACCTAAAAATGCTTCTGCATACTTAAGGCGTGATTGCTGATAGGCGCTATGTACGGCGGTCGTTGCAAACACTCGCAACATGTCTTCGCTTGCACCCTGCACGGACTTACGATTAATAAACATCTTACGCATACTGGTCTGCGGCAGTGTTATGTACAGCAGTTGGTTAAGCGTATCCTTCATCTCGTCTTTGAGCTTTGCTGCTGCCGAAGCTCCTGTCTCAGTAGCTAAATTTAATCCGCTACCGATATTGTCTATTAATTTTTGAGCGTCTTGAATAACTTTGGTTGTAGACATAGACGAAAACAAATCCGACGTCCCACTACCAGCGAATAAACTTTCTGCTGCTTTTTGCTGCTGCGCATTACCCGCCATAAGTTCTTTACGGCGCTTATTCATTGTCAAGTCGCGTGTGGAGCGGCTTTCAAATGTATAAAACTCTTTAAAATTACCTGTGCCGACTTGGAACCAATGGTCGCCAAAACGACGTAGTGGGAAGTAGGGTTTAACCAATTTATCTGGGCCGAACTGAGCGTCAATATCCTTAAGACGTTGTGCAATCTCAGTAGGTGTGCCGTGTGCCTTTGCACGTTCTTTCAGCGTGTCCACCATGTCTTTAACTGAGTCGGCGTAGAAGTCTCGCACTTCACGGTAGATCTCTTTAAAGTCTTTATCTAATGCATTCCATGCATCTTCAAGTGGCTTGTTAAGCGTGCCTGCTTTAGCAGTATCAGGATCGATACCACGCATCGTTGCTTCCAACATTACCCGACTCATCAAAGCCGACATCTGTGGGTCTCTGCGCTGCGCTGCTATCCATTTAACTGTAGTGCTTTCGGCGCGTTTAAGTTTTGCCCCTCGGTATGAAAGCATTTGCTCAATAACTTTAATTGCACCGGTCAGTTGCGGGAACTTTGTAGCTGTCAAATCGGCAAGTTGGCGCAAGTTTAAAAAGCCAAGCATGGCCTTCCTGACGTTACCGCCTTCTGCACTCCACAAGGTTGAAGACATTTCCTTACGAGCTTCGTCCCAAGTAGTACGACCTTTTATGGCGTCGTTAATTACGTCTATATAAGTCCTTGCTACACTTTCAGCAGTGCGAGATGTATCTGGAGTAGATACAGGCCCTTTGGGTTTTAAAGTACGTTTACCCTTAGCAAACTTTGGCCCTGATGGAGCAGTAGTGCTGGGTACTTCCGCAGAGAAAAGTTTTTCCGCTTGAGTCATTGCGCTTGAGGCAAGATTGTTTATGCCAAACAAGTCCATTACTTTTTGGATAAAGGCAGTAAGAAATCCACCCTTTTGACCTTTTACCTTGTAAGGTATGACTCTTAATTGATCTTGAAATTTTTTATTGGTGAACACCTCGGAAACAAATTCGTAGATGTTTGTCATGCCGTAATGACCCGGAGGCAAAACATTTTTGGCGTACCTATACATGTCCCATAAGGCTTGCACAGCTTGCTGCTGTTCTGGCGTTAACTTAGTGGTGTCCTTTGCCAGCATAGCTACGGTAGCTGCGTGCACAGCCTCATGCAGCATGACTCGGTTACCCGTACCTGTACGGGTCTTGGTATTTAACGTGACTTCATTAAATTGGGGGAAATACGCGCCGGGCGCAGTGAGTCCGGGAATATTCTTTTCGTACTGTTCCAGTACCTCGTTGTACTCATCGATAACGGGGCCAAGGTTTAATTTAGAAATAGCCCGCAAACCCTCATCAACTTTTTCAAGGTTTTCTTCGCGGTCATAGTTCTCAAAGTACTTATCGTAATAGGTTGGGTACGTGACTCGTATGTATGTAAATAAACGCTTTTGTTGTTGTGTAGTCTTAAGGTCAATTGCACGTCGAACCAAGTTGCGCTCGTTGTCAAAGCTAATACCAGATTTCAGTTTGAGTTCTGCTAAACGTCTGGCAAGATCAGAGAAGAACCCTGACGTATTACGTGACATCGCCAGCAACGCACCAGTGATATCGTTCTCTTGGATTGCAGTTGCTGTCTCGGGGTGCATACCCGCCAACTGCGGCAGGGGCTCTTCGCGAGCAAACGCCGCCCCACCCATCTCCTCAGATTCTAGAAAATTATTTATTGCTCTGATGTCGTTGTTTACCTGACGTTCAGCCGCCTTGACAGCATCTGGGTCAGCAGATTTATAGTTCTTGGCTACAGCTTCATGCTTCGTAAGCAATCTCTCCGCAGAGCCAGCAAGTTGTGAAAGGAGTTTCTTGGCTTCTTTTGCGCTGGCATCGGGGGTGGCATTGTTTATGGCGTCAACTTTAAACCCGCGATTATTAAGAGAATTAGTTAATTTTTGGAGTGCTGCGTTTACTTTAGCCAATGCAGAAGAAATACTTGAACCTGTGACGTACTTTTTGTATCTATCAATTGACTTGGGTTTGTCTTGCAAGTACGTACCAAGCCCACGCTCTTCGCTAAATTTTTCTGGAGCTTTACCCTTTAACTGGCGTTGTTCTTCTAACTTACTACGGTAAAAGTCCATGCCTTTTTCATCAAGGACTACTTTAGATTCTCTGCGTGCATTTAACCGCATCCCGCTAATAAAGTTTGGATCGCCACCAAGAGTCTCTAACTCATCAGATATTTTTGCGACTTCTGCTTTAAGATTGTTTTGCTCCGCTATTTCAGCGGGGGACAGTTGGTCAAACTTTTTGACGGTGGCAGCCGGTGTAGGTTCCTGCGGTACTTCATACTCTCTAACCATCTTGTCAAACGCATCGCCAGCAGCGTCAAGAACATCGGTATTTTTTTCTCCGTTGTCTATGAGGGTATCAATTGTATTTTGACGGTACGAATCTAATGCTTCCTCCAAAGAAGAATACTCACCCACTTGGTCAAGTGCAGTATCAAAGTTAGTGCGGGCAATCTTTTTGGCTTCAGCCTTTTTAGCTTTTAGATCAGCTAACCCGTTGTTAAGTAGCCCTTTATCGTCAATCTGGTTTAACAAATTGGCAATGTTGCTACGCACCGTGGTTTCGGTAGCATCGGTTCCGTTTTCTGATGGGGTAAAACCAGTGTTAATTGCGTTGATATGCGTGCCAGTCCTACCAACTTTAGGTATAGAACTATCGTTACGAATATCCCCAATGGTGCTGTCCAACATTGAAGCAGTGTTCCGCAATACCTCACTGCCGTAGTATCCAGCCATCTCTTTGCCGCCGGTCTTATTTATCCAGCCGTCACTGCCGATACCAAAGAATGGATACCACTTACCGGCAGGCACATCTTTTTTTCCGCCGCTACCAGTGCTTAAATAGAACGGCACTTGAACGCCGTTTACGTCAGCAAGAACAATCTTTCTACCACTGTAGTCGATTATGTTATTTTCACCTGCATTTTTTACAACAGGTTGACCTTGCCCAGCTTGTGATTGGAATTCGTAGGGTATGGGCGTTAACGTAATACCGGGAGCTAATGCACCGAGCTGCGGTTTCTTTCCCACTCCAGCCTCTCCAGCAGCTCCAGTATCTGTAGCCAGTTCTTCTCCGACAGGTATTCCAGCTCCTGCGGTACCTCCTGCGGGGGCTCCCCCACTAGGAATTGGAACGCTAGCTCCAGTTCCTCCACTGACATCTGTAGAACCGGCGGGTGTTCCGTAGAGTTGGTCGAGCTTTGCATTGAGTTCCTCCTCTGTTGGGGGTCTACCCAACTGCGCAGTCAGTTGCTCTGTTACTTTGGTTTCTTCAGCCTTTAACTGGTCATCAAGCGCACGAGAATACTGCGAGTAAATAGCGTTTGTGCCGCCTGTTAGCGCACCGGGTTTATCAAGCCTTGTTGCACCGTGCAGTTCGGCTACGCTCATAGAGAGGCCAGCCAAAGCTTCCAGAACTGCCTCAGTTGGCGATGCTTCACCAGTAGCAGCGTACTCACCTAAGTATTCGCCAAGACCTTCGCCGGTACTTTCCAACCCTAGAGCCGCGCCACCACGACCGGCTTTTCTAGCCACTGTATTTACACCCTCAAGTGCTTTGGCTTGGGCTTGACGGATCGAAGCTACGAGTGCGGGGTCAGTAAGTCCCTCTCTAGCCATAGCTTCAACAGTTGCTTTTTCTACGGCTGCGGTAGTAGCTTCTTTGCCCTGACCAGCGGCTGCTCCCAGTGCCTTGGCTTGTGCTTCCTTAATAGAAGTGGTTGCTTTAGCGGCATCAATTCCAGCACTTTCAATAGTACGCACCGTGGCAGTTTCTACCGCTCGGTTAGCCGTACCCATAACCCATTTAGAAGCACCAAAGGTTGCAGCGTCAACAGCAGTAATAGTCGCCCCTTTGACGACGCCCTCTTTCATTGCTTCGTAGCGTTCGGCATCGGTAAACTCACCGTCTCGTGCCTTCTCTTGGGCTTTATTGCCTAACTCAAGTGCGGTGTTTGCGCCAAATAAACCAACCAAGAACCCAACTGTGCCGCCAATTGCAGTGCCTACACCGGGAACTACAGAACCTATAGCCGCACCAGTACCCGCACCCGCCGCACCCGCACCCAACGCCACAGCAGTATTAGGTAGCTGGGACACGACCATTTGTAGAGCGCCTTCGGGGTTATCAACTGTAGCCCCCACCACGTTCTTAATGCCCGCCAAAAGACCTTCATCTCCAGCCTGCTTACGTTTTTGTATGTCAGCTTGGTACGCTTGTAGTGCCTTGGCTTGCTCTGGTGAACGTGCAGCAGCAGCTTGGGCCGACTCAATTACGGACTGATTTGCTCCTACAGCAGTAGCACCAGCAGAGTAAAGGCTACCCCCGGTGTCTCTTGCGCCGCCGTAAATGGATTTACCTAACCCAGTTATGAACCCTTCTTCCTCAGGTTTTGGGGCAAACGGATCAACAATTTGCGGGGCAGGCTGCGCCTCAAAGGGATCAACAATACCTCTTCGTTGCGTTTGCTGGGCTTCAAACGGGTCAATAATCGCCATGCCGAGCCCCTTTATCTACCGTATTTGTTGTTGTAGTACTTAATTAAATCCGCATCAGGTACGCCTTGATTTACTTTTTTTGCCGCCGCTAAAAATTCGTTAAGGGTGGGCACGGCAGTGGGGGCTGCTTGCTGTTGTGCCGGTGCATTCGGCGCAGGTTGTCCTTGTGTAGGCTGACCTTGCGATCTTGCTTTGTCCACTTCCACTGCAATGCGTTGCTCTCGGTATTGTTGAGCGGCGTTACCATTAGTCTTTTTATCTTCTTTTTGCAGTTCCCTGTACTTTCTATCCATAAGTAAACCTGCATCTACATTGTCAGATATTTTGTCGTAGAAAGCTGCTCTGGCATCTGCTGCTCGGTCTACCCCTGAGTACTTACCAAGATCACCCGCAGCCATTCCAGCGGCTTCCGCCATTGTTTGTTCGTCGGCAGGTTTACCTTGTTTAACCAACGCAGCGAAGCGGATACGAGTTTGACGATGTAAATCGGTTTCTTTGGCGGCTGATATCCTTGCAGAACGCTCGCTTGCTCCAGCAGAAATTTCCGCTGCTCTGATAGCGGCTTTTTTACCGAGGTCTGTATTCTCAAGTTGAACGTACATTTCGGCTGTTTTGCCTGCAACACCAGCGTGCAGTTCCGCAGCCCTTGCTTTTGATGCCTGTGCTTGGTCAGCTTTAGCTACAGCTTTGTCTGTCAGGCCGTTGTTGTACAACTGATCTGCTGTAGCAAGTTGTATTTCAGACTGACGCAGTAAGCGGTCGGCTTCTTTGTGTTCTTTCTTGAGGCGTCCAACCTCACCAACAAACGCTTCACCAGCTTCACCCAATCCAGAGATAAGTTGTTGGCCTTGGCTTTCACCCTTTGTTTTTTTACGGCTTAGCAGTTTTAAACTTGCCATAGCAAAGGCTAGACCTTTATCGCTTTCCATTTTTTCTGGGAGCGCGGTGCGTTCTGCTTTTACTTCTTCCAAATATTTTGGCGTTATGCTTGGCCCGTACAGGTCTTTCATCACCTCGCGTTGCGCCAATACGTTTGTTTTTTGTTCTTCTGGAGTTTGCTGCGTAGTGGCTTGGTTAATGTAGTCCATTTGCTGTTTACGTGCTTCTTCTGCTTTATCTAAGTATGTGGTGCCGCCGGGGGCAAACGCAACAATACCGCCGCCAGCCATCATCTCTTCTTGACGTTCTTCTGGAATTTGATTGAATGCACCGCCCAAGCCGCCACGGATCGAGGCACGTTCAGCCATCTCTGCGTCAATCATGTTAGCTTGTTCAACATCACGACGATTTAAAGCAGATTCTTTAGCCTGCTGCAACTGCTGATCGCTCAGTTTGTTGAGGATGCCCTCCACGTTTTGTTGGCTTGTTACCGAACCTTCGTCACCAGCATATGTTTTAACGTCGCCGCCTTCAGCATAGGAGGTCATCAGACCACCTTCTTTGCCAAAGAGTCCTGATTTACCAAAACCATAAGCCGCGCCACCCAAACCTGCTAAGGTCTGAACCATGCCCGGGCCTTGCTCGTAAACACTGCTTGTAGATTTCTGACCCAGCGGCAGGCCACGGATCATGTCTGACATGAAGCCCAACTGTTTATACGGGTAGTTCTGTTGGTTCAGGAAATCTTGATAAGCTTGATCCAAAGGACGCTGGGCTTGTTGCTGCATCTGACCGCCGTACGCGCTTTGCAACTTGTTAATGTCCATGCCTTGTTGGAACTGCTGACCACCTAACTGACCAAGTTGACCTGCGCTTTGTAGAGCAGTCTGCAACCCCTGCATACCCAGACCAGCACCGTATTGGCGTGACTGCTCACCCAGTTGTTGTGCCTGCATCCGACGGGCTTGATCGGCATTGAATTGTTGTTGAGCATTTGTAAACGCTGCATTTGAGCCTTGAGCTTGAATATCAGACATCTGCTGACCAAGATTACGCTCACGTTCTGCCCGCATAATGGCGTCCCGACTACCACCAAAAGCACCGGCTTGAGTGGCTTGAGCTTGTTGTTGTGTACCTTGAATTTGAGATTGCCGAGCAGCTTCGCGTTTACCAATGTCGGTGACATTTTGCTGATAGGGGTTCATGTAGAAGTCGGCTGCGTCCTGACCAAACATACCTCCGCCAAATCGACCGGCTTGATAATTTGTACCTAATGCGCCGATACCTGCGGCTGTGGCTAGGTCTGTACCAGTTCCCAATTGTTGGGAAGGTTGCATATTGGCAGCGCCTTGGAACGACATCTGTTGAAGGGGTGAAAACCCAGCAATACGGTTTGCGCCATATGTTTGATATGGATTTTGATTAATATCAGTAAGAGCAGCGCCTTTGGCTAAGACATCTTTAGCGTACGGACGCGCCCATTCAGGCAGTTCTGTTACGGTTGTTTGTTTGTCAGGAGGAGGTGCGCTGCCACCACCGCCACCGCCATCACCAAGGACTAAGCCACCAACTTTGCGATAGGTCGCAGAATCACCGAGCGGTTCGCCCAATGCGTATAACTCACGACGAGAGTAGCTGCGCTTCATAATTCAATCCTCATTACTTGGTGGGTGTTTTCCATACCCATTTTCTTGTACATCTCAACAAGGGAGCCTCTTGCCCAACATTGGGCTTTTTTTGCACCGTTGAGCCGCATAAATTCTTTGGCTTCATCAAACACGTAGTCTCTGACAATTCCTTTACCACCCATCAAGTTCACATGCCCAATGCGCTCCATCGGGTAGTCAATGAACTCAATTGTGCAAGCACCGGTTATGCCTTCACCGGGTTCTTCCCATACCAACAAATGCGTCTTACCTGTTCTGATACTGTATTCAATAAACTGCTCGCTGTGTGAACCCGGCTCTAAGTCCATTGCTTTTTTAAGGAGGGGTAGAGCAACAGGCCATACAACTGGGAGGTGGTTAGGGTGAACGTGATGCAAAGGCATGGTTACGCAGGAAGGTATTTCTCAGAGCGGCTGTTCTTTGCCACTTTACCTTTGCCTACAGTCTTGCCGCGAGCTTTTTGAATCCTGTCCATCATTGCGTACAGCTTACGTGCGCCAGCCTCGGTTGAGCCATTACCCAACTCAGAAACTATACGTGCAGGTACAACAAACTCACCGTCGGCTAAACGTGCAGGTTGTCTTTTGCCAATCATTGCAGGGATGGAGTCGGATACACCATCACCGGGGCCACGAAGCAGTCGGCCTCCATCAGAGTAATCGCCAAGGTGAGAAATACCGCCGGAGGCCATGCGTATTCCGCCCATACCAATAGGGCGATTATCTGGTTTCTCACCGTACATTTTTTCGCCTGTTGATGAATAGCCAATTACAGGACGGTTTTCAATGCTAAAAGGATTTGCTGAAGAGTCGGTTGACTCGGCTGGCGCAGAGCCCGGGATTCGGGTAAGTTGCTGTTTAATGGGGTTAAAAGCGTAACCGTACTCACCCAAGCTTGTCGATGTGGGGGGTGGCGCAGTAGGCGCTTGCATTTGATTGGGCGCACCGACTGTTTGTTGGGCGTACTTGGCAAACTCTGCATTTGCATCAATTTGTGGCGCTGGAGGTTGAGCCGCACGTTGTGCTTGCATTTGTTTAAACGCTTGCAATGCTGGGGTTTCGGTGGGGCGATCTGGGTCTGTTGCAACCCCACCATCAGCATACCCATACATTTTTTTAGCGTCTTCAGGTGTGAGTTTTGAGTATGAAGGCGCAAAGTATCGTTGTTCTTTACCGTAAATATCGGGAGTTGGGAATGGTGTAGTAGTAGGACTTGGCGGGGTAGTTATTGGGCTTTGTCCGGGCTGAACTTGTTGCTGCTGACCGCCCGTAGGATTCATGGAAAATCCGTAACGCTGACCCAAGTCGGAATCGGCTTTTGTTTCTTCCTTTTTCTCCGGCTTCATAAGTTCGCCAATAGCTGGCGCAGCGGCAGAGCCTACGGTTTTAAGTAAGCTCATGGGTGAGCTAGAAATCTTGTCAAACAGACCACTTGCTCCTCCGGGAGAGGTTAAAGTGCCAAAATTGGATTTCATTTTGTCCATAAAACCAAGCTTGTCGTAAGCGGCTTGTGCGCCGGTTTGTGCGTTGGCATAGGCATTTGAAGCATCCATAGAGGCTTTTTGAACAGCCTCTAATCCTCCGGGCTTAAATGCTTGCGTTGCTGGATCGTAGAAATTTTGCATTTGAGTAGCGGCGTTTGCTTGCGCTGCTGCGATTTCAGGAGCAGTTGCTGCTGCGGCCTCTACGCCGGTTTGCGCCAAACTTGCACCAAGATTAGCGCCGCCATAAGCGCCTAAGCCAGCCATCAAACCTTTTTCTAAACTACCCGTCATTAGCGCCATACCGCCACCAACCAAAGCTGGCACAGCAAACCCACCCATCGCAGCACCCAGTCCGGGAACTGCGGCATTTAAAGCAAAACCAGCCGCCATAGGCAAAAGAGACTCAAGGAAGCCAGCTTCGGGTAAACCTGTATTAGGGTTGATAGACAGTTGCCCACCATGCGCCATCGCCAAGTCATTAAGGCTTTTAACCTCTCGGGGCGACATATGTACAAGCGTGGAATCGTTACCACGACCTTGCGAAGAAAGGTGCTGGGCTGCAAGTTGTAGGCTCATTTTTGCCTCATTTAAACGGGTTTATTGATAGTATCATGTTGAGCATTTTTGAACAACTAGACTTTGATCTTCAGAACATTGCCAGCCGTAGTGTCGTAGTAGATATCGCCTTTACGAAGATTGGCAAGATCGGTTTGGGTTGGCAAGCTGGCTACAAACTGGCCCGGATTGTTTAAGTCAGGTTGAGCGCAAGTTAAAGCTGTAACAACATCGGTAGTACCCACACCCTGAGAAGCAAACACGGCGGGGGAAGCGTTATCCAGTTGGTTAAAGTACAAACGCAACACGTTAATAAGCTGTTCTATGTACCGAGGGTCATACTGATCGGGTGCTGATGGAAATCGAGGTTGTACTACGCTTTTTAATCCCATGCTTATCTCCTACCGTCAGGACGAATATCTATACGGGGAACACCTAATTGCCACTGGACACCAAGCCCAGAGGTGGCGGAACCCACCGTACCTGAACTTATCTGGAATGCCATCTGGCGACCACGAATCCGTACATACACCTGCTGAGTAAATTGCTGCACCTCATAGGTGCGTTGCCCCGCATAATTTTGCGCACTGACAACGTCGGGGTTGTTTGATGAGCCGTAGTTTGCCCCGGGGTTAGCTCGGGGGAGTACCGTGAACATAACAGTCGGTGCATTTACATCCGACCCATCAAAGCTCAAGTCAGGAATCAAGCGCCACACAAAACCAAAGTTGTGTCCGTCCCCAATGTCAAAGTCGGATGAGGTCACCTGAGAAACAATAGGGGTTGCTGGATTTACTGTGCCGTCGTCTACTCCTGATTCGTGGTACACAAGTAATGCGTTTGCATTGCCGCCAGCCACTCCGTATGTAGCTGCCATTGGTTGTGCGCGTAAAGCGCTGTCAAGCCAAGCTGTACGCCCTTGGAATGCAGTGCCTGTGTAGTTGCTCCAGTCACCGTAGTACCAGACGTTATCCAGATGGTTGTAAATAACATACCGGTCAATTACGTTAGAACCCGCAGAACAATACTGCCACCACACCTCGTTATAACCTTCGTTAGTACCAGCCACAAACTGAAAAGACTGCTCAAGGTTAATGTTGTTGTAGACATACTGACGCAAAGTACATGGAAGCGTTTGAACACGACCTGAGTACATATAGAACTTGTCTGTACCCATCCAGTACGAGATGTTGTTAGCGGTTGCTATTGCATTTGGCCCAACAATAGATATGTTGTCGCCCATAATCTGGAAGCTCCAAACATAAGGTGGGCCAAGGTACTGCATAGAGTAGATAGCAGAGTCAGTCAACACCAAAATTTCTTGGCGAGTCTGTATGGCGGTAATAATTTGTGAACCGTGGCTAAGTGTATAGCTGCCTGCTTGGTTGGTAATAGATGGTGTCCACTGCGTGTAGTCTTCTTGATCTGACCAACGCACCAACATGGGATCTTGTAGTGCGGAGCCGTAGTCGTTTACGCCAAAGCAAATGACAAAACGTGAAGCGTCCGAAACTATGACAAAGTTACAAATATCTGGAGTATCTCCGGCAGTAAGCAGAGTACCCCTATCAAAAATCGTTGGATTAGCGTTAACCGCCCAGTAATACAATCCGCCGCCACGGGGGTTAAATATCAAGTCTTCGCCAAAATTTGCCTGACTCCATAAACGCAGTTGTTGACCAATACCCTGACTTTCGGGGGCCGCTTGACCCCACCCAGTAGCAGTAGAGGCGTATTGAGACACGAGAGCGCCGCTTGCATGAGCGGTTACATAACCAGATGTGCCGCGAACACAACCAGTAAATGTGCCAGAACCCTTGCCTGTGTAAGAAATTGTTTCTCCGCCAACGCTGAAAGTTCCTGTAGGCGAAGCTGCTGCAAATGTTGTGGAATCAGCTACGTTGATTGTTGAGGTGGCATACTGGATAACACCTGTTGCCGCAATGTGTATAGCGGCTGTTGTAGAACTTGTCCCTCGTGTGCATCCTGTAAGTGTTGTGGCTGTTTTACCCGAGTAGGTAATTATCTCGCTCTCAATCAAAACAGTGCCAGAAGCAGCAAGCGTAGCGGTAGAGGCAACTCCAATTGTTGTATCGGCAGCGGCAATTTGCGCTGACAGAATAGTATTGCCCACAGTCGCCAAGGCTCCGTTTAACGTAGTTGTAGCCGCAGGGCCAAGCGACCCACCCCAACCGCCAGCGCCCCAGCCGACACCTATGGTAAATATATCTGAGCCAGTAGAAATCTGATACGCAGCCACTGCTGAACCGCCACCTGTGCCCGTGTCACTTGCGTTAGAAGAAACAGAGGCCACGACTGTGTACTGACTGCTGTTTATATAGGTGGCTACTTCATATTCTTTGTTTAGTATCAAGGCGGTTATGTTGCCGCCAAGACTGACCGCACCGCTGAAAGTTACAAAGTCCCCAACCTGCGCTCCATGTCCAGCATCTGTAACGGTTATGGTTGTGCTAAATGGCGCAATAGTAACAGCAGAAAACGTAACAGGCGCACCAGACTCTCGAATGGGGGTTATATCGTAGAACCCACCCCCTGAGCCATTTTGTATGTAGTATTTAAGGTTTGTTCCCAGCGCCAGCAAGTTATAGTTTGCTAAGTTCAGCCAGTTCCATAGCGCACGGCATACGCCCCAAATTGTTCCTGTAGAACCAGAACCTGTAATAGTTGTAGAGGCTACTGTTTGAGAAATAGAAACCGTCCAAGAAGAGCCGGCCCCCGCAGTAATCGTTGTGTTGCTTGTAACACCAGTGCCCGATATGGTTTGCCCAACTGAAATTGTGCCGCTCGTTAAGCTACCAATCGTAAGATTTGTCCCTGATATAGCGCCTGTTGCTGTAAAAGATGAAGGTGGCTGTAGCGTTGATACATTTGGGCCAGTGTCTTTTGTCCAGCCGCCAATCTTCTCCGGCATACCTGAACGAAACCGAATCTTGTTGGATGCGTAATACCCACCCTCATTGGCGTAAGAAGTGCTCTCTCTGTTTACACCGGGGCGAAGCTGGATTTTCTGTAAGGGCATGTTTAACCCACGTTGCGTTCAAAATGGGGGCAGTCCACCAACGACTTAAAGTTGCCACCCCAGCGGTTCTTCGGATGCAAGGTCTCCCAGTAAGCGCCCAAAGGCGCAAGGATTGCTTTATCCCAAATGATTTTTCCGTCCTTGAAGAAGTTCAAGTCTATGGCGCAGCGCTTTAGATGGATGGAATTCATAGTCTTGGAACGCCCCGTCTTGAAATAAATGGCTTGCTGTTCGGGCGTACGGGCAAGTTCCCCGCCGGTCACCACGAATCCTTGGTCTGTAGCGTACTGGATTAGCTTACACATGTCCAGCAAAAACGCAGCTTGTTCAGTGTTTAAACTCATTTTCTGCCTTTCATTTCGGCTAGTTTCTCAATGGTTCTGCCGCCAAAGTATGCGCCCATGATGAGCATACCCCACTGCCCAAGCAAGGATACATAAGACTCGTTAGCGTTATAGCCAAAGGCAGACATCATGGCAAACAGGAAGTAACCTGAAAATATAGCAATCAAACTCATGGGGCGGATGTTCTTGGATAGCCAAGAATCGCTGTTCATATCCGATTTCCAGCGGTCTGTGACGTTGTCGTCTTCGTTCTTGGCGGCATCAGCAAACATCTGCAATTCAGCCAACTCCATCTTGGCTTTTTCAATGCCCAACTCAAGCAAGCGCTCTTCGTGTTCGTATTGAAGCTGGCGCAGATTGCTGACATCTTCTGCGGTTGGATTGTCAGGAATCTTCACGCCAAGCGTTTTCTCAACCACCTCTTTGCCTTTGGCTTGGATGGCACTGGAGAGCAGCCCAAGGCCGTTTTGGGCCAGACTACCGAGGAGGGATGCGACTATTGGGATCATCTCGTTTTTCCTTTTCAACTTCTTTGCGTACTTTTTCCATCTTCTCAATCTGCTGTTTTGCTTCTTGCTTCATTTGAAGCACGTCCAAGTACACCATACCCAATAAGGGTAGGAGCATACCCACAAGCACACAAGCAGCAATCCAGCCCATCACTAACTCCCAGTCCTGTTTAAGAGGCCGAGGAGGAGCCATATGTACAGGAGGAATAGGATAGTCGCCAGCAGGTACGCTTGCCTTTCGTTTAAAAGACGTTGCCTTTCCTTGCGTTGCCATGATTCATCATCCCGTTTCTTCCTTGCTTTGTCCTGCTCTACCTTGATGACATCCCGCATTTCAAACACTTTGCTATACAAAGCCCCCATTTCTTTAGGAGCGCCGTACACCATTGCCTCTCTGATCTCCGTCTCCAGCAACGCCATCTGGTCTTGTGCCATGACCCGCTTTAGGGCGGCTTCCATCAAGTTGGCATCAGGGTTGTAGACGTTTTTGCTTTTCTCTTCCTCTTCCCTTATGTGATCAGCAAGCTGTTCTTGCAGTCTAAAGAAGTTGGAGAGCTGGGTGACGATGTCTGCCATGACTTGGGTTTCGTCAACGGCGACATAGGCTTCCTTTTTCGCCACAGGCTTGGTCGGGGCGGGTTTTTCACTGGACTTGAAAAAGTTACTAAAGTTACTCCAAAACCCAGTAACTTCCTTATATATCTCAGCGACCTCATTAACAGTCTTTTTGACCTCCATAAAAGACGTTTTAGCGTCTTTGTATAGCTTACACCCCTGCTTAATAGCAGCGACACAGGCATTTGCAGCAAAGAGAATGGATAGCGGATCAATTTCATTTCACCGTTATACGCGCAACTCACACCAATTTTGTATAGTGTCTCCGGTAGTAAGAGAATATGTAGAGCTAGCAGGAACAATAAATGTGTACGCTGCGCGTCTATTTGACTGTGTGCCTCCGTACAATATTGATATTCCGTCTACGATAATTTCTTGACTAGTAGTTGCACTAGGGCCGCTGTTCACCGTAGATATGTAAACCATAATGGGTCTGCCAGTACTGTTTGTATACGTAGTACCTGCCGCTCGACTGGAAGCTACGTTTTGTGTTGTTTGTCCCACCCCAATAGCGCCTAAAGCAGAACCCGCATTAGCAGCGGTAGTCTGACCTGTACCGCCAGCAGCAATTCCTAAAGTTGAAGCTAAACTTCCAGCACTACCAGTTGTGTTTTGGTTAAGAGTTGGGAATGTGCAGTTAGCTAAGTTGCCAGAGGACGGCGTGCCAAGTGCTGGAGTTATCATCGTTGCCGATGTAATTGTTGGCGTAGTAAGCGCCGCATTTGTAGACAGTACATTATTACCAGATCCGGTGGAAGTTGTAACCCCAGTGCCCCCGTTGGCAACAGGTAAAGTTCCTGTAACGTCTGTAGTTAGTACCGCCTGAGCAAACGAGGTATTCGTGCCATCTGATTTAAGCAATCGGTTGGCTGTCTGAGCAGGAGCCAAGGCATTGAATGCGGCATTTGCTGTGACCTGACCTGTACCGCCGTTGGCAATAGCTAAAGTGCCGGTTAAGTTTTGGGCTTGAATATCGTAGAAGTTTGTCCCGTCAGACCAAACCATGACTTTATTGTTGTTGAGAATAGAGATGCCTGTACCAGCAGCCGTTGTATTACCAATGACCGTAGAGTTGTAAATAGTTATGGTGTAACCGCTGTTGTTCCAAATAATGTATGTCTTTGATGCTGGTGGGGCATAGATAGCCGTTGCCGCAGAAGCACCGGTAAACCTCAGAATAGCGTAAATGGCTTGATTCAAATTTGAGGTGGATGTCGGCCCGTTGGTGAAAGTAAGTGCTTGGGCTGCGGCAGTGACGCTTACGGTGATATACCCAGCAATAGCAGAATCAAAAATATAGTTTAAGTTGCTGTTGGTTGTGTCGCCCCAGACACCGGCTTGTGTACCGCCTGTGGGTAGTTCTGCTCTAAGGCTTGTTGAGTACGTTGTCATGGTTTTTCCTTATTGAACAATTTCAGTCCAGTTGGGTGTTTGTGTATCGTTGATCTGCGTCCAGCTCTCGGTGTCAGGTATCCACGATTGGTTAAACTGCCCAGCAAATGACACATCCCCGAAGTGCATCCCGCCAAATGTGGAGACATCATTGATTGTCGTTGGGATGGTAATGTCTGTCCAGCCCGGAGCTTGGTCGTCATCAATCAACTCCCACAGCAACCTACGCAGAATTGTATCTGTTGCGGTCACGTTCTCCTGTATCTGCGCAATAACGCTGGCGGCTGTAACCACGGAGTCGGCGGCAGTTACGGACTCAGGAACTGAGCAGGCGTAGTTGGGTAGGCTGGAGGTAGTATCGGCAACGGACGCGGCTTCGCTGATCGCAGCAGGTAGTGTGGTACTTGAAGACGGCGCATCTGTACTGGTGCTGGTCTCTGCAATGTCAATCAAGAAGATAAATATGGAAGCTGTTTCGTCCGTGGCTGTTGCAGTTTCGGCTGTGGCTACGGCAAAGGTTTGGAAGGTGGATGTGGAGTCAGTGGCTGTTGCGGTTTCAGATACTTCAGATGAAAAGAAGTTCCCCGCTGCCGCAGCAAACGGGTCTTGCGCAAAAGCTGATGCTCCAAAGATCATGTCTCAGTCGGTGTAGGAGGAGTTTGCTCTTTGGCTTCTTTTTGGATAGCCTCTACCAATTGAAATACGTCAACATATGGCTGCTTCCCGAGGTATTGCAGGATGGCGTTTACCAAGTTGGTTGAGAGTTTGATGTCGTTCATTACCAAGGCACTCCTGTTGCAGTAGTTGGATTCTTCTTGGCTTCAATCTGTGCGGAAAGACTTGCTTCAATAGCCTCAACATCTAGCTTGTCTTTTACCCAAGCAATGACTTGAGCCTCGGTCAGCGAGTCATAGGCAGTGAATGTGTCGCCACGCTCAAAACCTACTGTGCCGTAAGAGCCAGCAGAATATTCACCATCAACAGCGTTAACTGTGTAATGAGCAGTGGTTACCAAGCCATCAGAGGTTTGGCGGTCAAGTTGTGCAATTTTCCAAGTGGTTGTCATAATTACCAACCAGCCATATCAACATATTTCTGACCATCCGCACCACAGTCAGCAAGGAACTCATCTTTTTGCTCAATGCTGTAGTTGCGGCACTTTACTCGCTTGAGTTCTGTTTCTGTCACTT